GGCCTCGATGGCGGCGGCCACGTCGGCCTCCACGAAGCGCTCGCGGGCGTCGAAGTCGGTGCGGATGCGGTCCTTGGCGACCTGGGGAAGGTTGCAGCCGGCCACGGTGGCGCGCATGTCGGCGCGGGCCTCGATCATGCGCAGGCGCTCTTCGACGGCATTGGCGCTGCCGCCCAGGCCACTTAAGGCCTGGGCTGCGCCGGGGCTTGCGCCCCCTTCGGGCTCACGGGTATTCAGCGCCTCGCGGTACGCGGTCTCGATCTCCTCGTCGGTGGCCGTCTCGGGGTTGAGGCGGGCATAGGCGGCAGGAGCCTTGGTTTTGATGGTGTGCAGCAGCTTGTCACGGAGCATATCGCCCTCCTCGGTAGTGACGGACTCGACCATGCGGATCAGCTCGCCGCCGGCGGCCGGCTCCACGATCAAATCCACGCTTTGAACTTTGGTGATGGATTGGGCCACGCGGACCTTGCGGCCCTCGCGCATCTGGGTCTTGGCGGTGCCGTCAGCATCGATGCTGAAGCCGAACAGGCCGGAGAGCCCCCGGGCGGAGGCCTCGCGCAGCTTGGTGGCCACGTCGCCGGCGGGTTCGATCATCGTCAGGGTGGCCTGGATTTCGCCGCTGTCCGGCGTGGCGCCTTCCAGGAACTTCACCCCGGACAGCCCGCCCACCAGGTTGCGCACATCCTTGCCGCCGCCCTTGACGTGCTCGGCGTCGCTCTTGATGAACACCCGGGCGCCGTCGAATAGAGGCGCGGCCTCCCGCAGCACAGTGTCCGGGTAGTAGTTGCCGTTGGTGCTCATGCCGGCTCGCATCACACGGATCAGCCACTTGCCGGATGCGTCCGACTCAATGAACACGGACTCGCGCAGGGTCACCGGCTGGAATTCCTGGGTTACCTCCACCGGGTCGCCCATGGCCACCTGGTTGTCGGCGGCGATGCTGTAGGGGTAGGCATAGGCGCGGCCATCGCGGGCCACCACCACCTTGTCCGGGTACACAGCCCGAATTTCCACGTAGCGATCCTGGCCCGGGTAGATGCGCTCCCTGACGGCCCGCTCCACCAGCTGGATCACGGCCCGGAACTCCTTGGCCGCCGCTTCGCGCAGTTGCACGCCGCGCAAACCCGTTGCGGGGATGCCCATTACTTGGGCGCCTTCTCGCCGGTGAACTTCTGGCCGTCCACAGTCACCACCACCACGTGGGCGCCGTAGTCCTTGAAGGCCAGAACCTCGTCGGACTTGATGGCGACGGGCTTGCCGCCCTCCTTCTCGGGCGGACGGAATACCAGCTTGGCCGCCTGGGCGGCAGTCATCTCTGCATCTCTGGGGTCGGCCATGGTCTGGGCTCCTGTGCGTCGTGGTCGGGTACGAGACAGGCGCCAGTCTCAGGCGCGGGGCGGGGTGGGTCTTTTAGCCTGGGCTAAAACCTGGCCTGGCGTTACTTGTCGTTGATCGACTTGCCGTGCAGCCGCGCCTCTTCCATATCCGCCAGTTTGGGCGACAGGCTCAATTCGTGGGCCGTGAACGGCTTGTGGTCCGGTAGGGTCTGGGCCCAGCCCCGGGGCCGGTAGAGCACCACGCAGCCGCAGTTGATGGTCTCTCTGGCCGGCGCCGTGGGGTCGTGGGGGTGCATCATCAGCACGCCCCCCACGTGGAACGGCGCATCCGCAGCCACCCGCTGGCCGTCCGCCAGGGCGTGGTGCAGCCGGGGCCGGAGCTTGCCGCTGCGCCGCCAAACCTTGTCCATGGGCGCCCCGGCCGCCTCGGCCTGCCGGGCCCGCTCGTGGGCCGCCACGGAGTACACCCGGCCCAGTTCTGTGCGGGTGATGGTGATGGCCCGCTTGCGGCTGCCGTCCCCCACCAGCTCCTGGACGCGGCTGATGGTGTCGCTCATGGGCCGGGCGCCGATGAGGGTCAGCCCCAGCTCGCTGTTGATTTTGCGTATAGCTTCCGCGCCCACGTCCTTGATCTTGTCAGTCAAGAAGTGGCGCATGCCCAGGAGCTGGCGGGTGTCCAGGTGGGGCAGCACGCCGGCGATCAGCTGGGTGGCGGCGATGGGCTTGTCCAGGGTGTCCAGGCCCAATTGCCAGGCCTGGTCCGCCGCGCCGGACAGCACATTGGCCCCCTGGGCGCCCAGGGTGGTCAGGGCCCGTTCGATCTCGGCCTGCAGCTGGGGCAACTGCCAGGCCTGGAAGTCGCTGGGCGCGCTGACCAGCGCCACCTTCACATCGGCCAGGGCCACCTTGAGCAGCCGCTCCACCTCGGCGGCAGTCTCCGTCAGCAGCCCGGCCCGGGCCTTGAGTACGGCGTTGTAGGCCTTGCGCCAGGCCGCCTCCCGGGCGGCGCGCTCCTTGGCCGTGCGGCCCAGGTTCATCAATCCACCCCGGCCGGGGTGGCGAACGCATCGGCCTCTGCGGCCGTGGCTGCTTCAGCCTGGGCGTCGGCAAGCTCCTGCTCCGCATCGATCTCCACACCCAGCCGGCCGGCGATGCTGTTGATGATTCGTACCGCCGTGGCCTGGCTGAGCAGCCCCTTGTCCAGGGCCAGGCCCACGGCCACCACCACCTGCTGCAGGGCGGCGGCGTACTTGCTGGTGTCCCGGGCGGTCAGTTCCGGGAAGACTGCCTCCACCTGGTAGGCGTCATCCTCCAGGTTGGGCTCTGCCCCGCCCTTGGCCAGGGACGCCTGGCGCAGCACGTAGACGCCGATCATCTCCAGCATGTGCTTCAGGGTCTGCTGGCGCATGCTGAAAGCCTTGAACGTGGGTTCGCCCATGCTCTCGCCCGTGGCCCGGTTCACATCCCCGCCGCCGCCGTACCAGTGTTCCGGGATCGTTGCGCCCCCCAGAACATGATTGCGGAACAGGCGCGCGCCTTCGCTGGCGTCCTGGGCCTTCAGGTCCGGGGTCTCTGCCTTCCACGTCTCGCTGTCGTTGTGGATGCGCACGCTGCCGGGGCGGGGGGCAGTGACGGTCTTGGCCCGGTTGGCCACCTCTTCCGGCGTGGCGCCGGTCAGCGTCACGTCCCAGATGAAGGCGCGCATGAACTGGGCGCGGTCCAGCTCGCCGAATAGATATTGGTCGTACCCATCCACCCAGTCCGCCTGGGCCAGCAGGTCGGAGCGGCCCCGGCTGCCGTTGGAAAGATCGTTGAGCGTGAACCAGAACGCCTCGCCGTCCGTAAACGTCTTGCGGATGGCCCGGGTGCGGGCGGTGAACAGCTCATCGTCCGCACCGTTGACGATGACCCGGTAGCGCCTTGCCTGCCCATGTTTGTTCTTGCCGGTGACGATGCCGATGGCCTGCTCGGGGTTGTCCGGGTCCATGACCACGGTGGCGATCAGGGCCGGGTCCAGGTAGCCCAGGCGCACGTGGCCGCTGTGTTCGTTGACGAAGGTGGGGTAGCACTGCTCTCCATATAGCGCCAGCTCCCGCACCTTCTTGGGCAGCTTGAGGCCCATCTGGTTGATGGGGTCGCGCCAGAACCTGTTCAGCAGGGCCTGGGCGGCCTCGTCGTCGCAGCGCAGGCCCACGCCCTCGGCCAGCAGGTAGGCGGTCATCAGCTCGACGATGCGGTTGGCCAGCAGATTGCTCTCCCACAGGTACACCGCCATCTGCTGCATGCGTCCCTGGGTCATGGGGGAGAGATCCCGGTTGGCATCCCCCGTCAGCCGGCGCCATTGGTCCTCGTCATCATCGATGGTGACGCCGGCCGCCTCACGGAATTTCTCCTGGGGGGCCGGGGCGGTCTGGGGGGTGTTTTTGGCCCAGCCCAAGAGTTTTTCCATTATCCCCATCGTTTCCTCGCTTCCCGAATGCCCCCGTAACACGTGTTACAGGGGTGTTGCTTGCGTTTGATCAGCCCAGGCCGTGTCTCTGCCTACCCCAGACGCCCGGAGGCCGTAAAAGGCCCGATTTTGAAAACCGCCCCCCCTCCACTTGGTGCTGGGTGGTGTAGTCCTCCGGCTGGGGGTCCACGGTGGCGCCGGCGGGGGGTTGGTTCGCATTCTCCGCCGCGTGCAGCGACAGCATGTGGGCCCAGAAGTGGTCCGCGTGGCCTACCTCGGAACGGTCGGCGTCGAAGCGGGGGTTCCCGGCGATGGTGGTGAGCTTGCGCACGGCGTGGTGGCTTTCGCGTATTTCCCGGCTGGCGGGGATGCGCACCTTCCGGTCCTCGAAGGCCTGCTTGCCGATGGTGGCCAGGTGCTGCTTGCTGGCGCCGGTGAACTGCACGCCCTCCACCCGGTATTGGCCGTGGCGCGACTTGGCCTCTTCGACAATGGCCTCGCCCATGCCGGTCTGGTCGATGCAGGCCCGGCGCACCCGGAAGGTGCGCATCACCCGGTCGAACTCGGCCAGCTGCTCGCTGAAGCTCTTGCCCCGCATCCCCACCATGAGGCGGGTCCAGGCCACGTCCCCCACGCGCTCGATGACCCAGATGACGGAGTAGTCCCGGCGCCGGGCCACGTCCCAGCCCACGTAGGCGTCGCCGCCCTGGTACAGATCGGCCCGGCCCGCCTCATCGTGCTCGGCGCCGGTGATCATCTCCCAGGTGAGCCAGGCCGTGGCCTCGTCCACCGGCACGCACATGTATTCCTGGAGGAAGGTTTCCTCGTCGCCGGCCGTCTCGCGGCAGTCTTTCAGGAAAGCCACTTTCTCCGCCTCGCTGGCAGGGCGGCCCATGATCTTGTCCACCAGCCCCTGGGCAATCGCGTCCTCGATGGTGATGGTGTGCAGGCTCCAGCGGTTGCCCTTGCGGGCATCGTCCACCAAGCGGTAATAGCGGTTTCCCTTGCCGTTGTAGGTGCTGAGCACCCGCACCGGGAAGCCCCAGGTGATGATGGGGCTGGCGGCCTTCCACATCTCTTCGGGCTGCTTGTGGAAGGCGAATTCGTCCAGTACCAGCTTGCCGCCCTTGGACCGGAACGCCTTGGGGTTGGAACTCAAGGCGTGGATGCGCCGGCCCGAGGCGAACTCGATCACCAGGGCCTTGATGTCGTCGGCCTTGTCGATGACCACCTCGCCCAGGCTCTCGGCGGCGATCTGGTAGAGCCGCGCCCACTGCTCGCAGTAGCGGATGTACTCCTTGGCCGCGCTCTCGTCGGCCGAGGAGAACCACACGTCCATGCCGCCCTGTGCCCGGGCCGCGTCGCGCACGTCCTCGTAGCTCTGGGCGTAGGTCATACCCACCCGGCGGGATTTCTCCACGAGCTTGAAGCGCGCGGCGTCCTGGATCCACGCCTCCTGGTAGGGCAGGAAATACTTCCTCCTGTTTTCCCCCTCCCCTCCCGGGGGAGGGCCGGGGAGAGGGCGGTTTTCAGGCGATGCCAAGGACCTGCTCCTCGATGGCGCGGATGGCCTCGTCCGACAACCCGCCCTTGCGCGCCACCTTGGCCACTTCCTGTGCGGCGAGCTGGGCCCGTGCCTTCACCTCGGCGGCGTACTTCTTCACGCTGATGCTGGAGCGGGCCAGCTCGGCGATCGAGCGGGTGATGCCCGCCAGGTTCACCTTCTCCGGGTCCACCTGCATGTCCATCAGCACGGAGAACAGTTTTTCCTGGGTGAGCCGCACCAGGGCCTGGGTCACAGCGTCCTCCTCGTCCGGGCTGTGCTCCACCACCGCGCGGGCCTGCTCGGTCACCATGCGCAGGGCCTTCAGCCGCTCCTCGAATGCCTGGCCGTAGCGGTGCACCGCGCTCTTGCCGATCTCGTAGCCGCGCAACTTCAGCTCGCCGGCCAGAGCCTCGTAGCCGGAAAAATTGCCTTCGATCAGGGCCGCATCCAGCCAGGCCTTCACCTCGGCGGGCAGGCCCTCGATGCGCTTGCGCCGGGGCATGTCAGGCCCCGCCCCAGTATTTCGTCGGCCTGGCGATGCCCGGGTCCACGTCCACCGTGTACTCGCTCACGTCCACGCCGTCCCGGGTCAGGTCGGCCAGCCAGCGGCCAGCGGGCTCGCGCACCACCTTCACCAGGGCACGTTCCTCCAGGTAGTCCAGCTCCCGGCGCAGCTCCATGGGGCTGGCGTCCGGGTATATGGCCTGTACCACGGAGAGGATCACCTCCTCATAGGCCCCCACCGGGCGGGCGTTGTTGAGCGTCAGCAGGATCTGCCAGCGCATGTTTTCCCGTCGGACACGGGCCAGATCAATGGTCACGGTTTTTCCCCCTTCAACACAGATTCCAAGCGGCCGGACATCTGGCCGATCATGCTGCTCATGGCGTCTTGCCGCACCGCCAGGGCGTCCTGTTTGGCCTCGATGACCGATTGCCCACGCACGTAGTCATCCCGGCGCACGTAGATGGTGGGCAAGTCCGCCTTCCAGGTGAGGAAATCCCGCTCGATGCGTGACCACTGGTCCGCTTCGCGCCGGCTCTCCTCTCGCAACGCCGCGAACTGGGCCGTCCACACGTCAGAGGCTTCCCGCCGCGCCCGCTCCATCGCGCCGAACTGGGCTTCCAGGCGCTTCTCGATCTGGGCCAGCAATATCCGTCCGGCCGCGCCCACGGACGCGAAAAACGCCAGCAGCAGGGTGATGAGCTGCCACAACTCAAGTTGCACGCTCACGGCGTCTCCTTTTTATAGGGTTTTCCGTGGGCGGCCTTCCACATCTGCTCCACGCCGTGGCGGTCCACCAGCAGGGTGTCCACCCCCAGGGCCTGGAGCCGCTCGGAGAGCTGCTGCATGGTGGCTCGGCTGATTTCACCGTGGGCGGCGAACGCCCGGGCCCGGCCGTTGCCCATCAGGAACACGCTCATCACCAACTCGTAGGCATGGCGCTTGGCGTAGCCGTCCGGGTCCGCAAAGCCGCGCACCGTGAACATGACGGGCTCCAGATGCAGGTGCAGGGCTGGGTTTGCGTGATGCGTCATGCCACCCCCGCCATGCGCTTGAGCTGCTGCTCGTGCTCCCAGGCGTCGCGGCAATCCGCGTCACAGAAGCGCCGGCCGCCGCCGGTGATGTCGCCGCAGTAGTGGCACTCCCCCGTATAGGGCAGGCTGGAACGCCTGGCCTGATAGCGGCGCTCCGCCTCGCAGTCCGCCGTGTACTGCTGCTCCCTGGCCTGGGCGCGGTCGATGTCGTCAGGCATGGCCGCCCGCCCCTTTCCAGGTGGCCACGATCTTCTCCGCGCTGCGCCCGGCCACGTAGCCCCCCACGCCCAGGGTCATCAGGTCCCACAGCCGCTCCGGCAGGTCCAACACCGGCACGCTGCCGGCGCCGAACAGGGCGTTGATGTAGGGGGCCACCAGGTAGTTGTTGGCGATGATGGCCACCACCACCAGCATGAGCACGGGCCGCCAGTTGCGCTGCAGCCAGCTGGCGCCCTGGGCCTCCGCCAGGATGAGCTTGGCCTGGGCCTCCAGCTCGGCCATGCCGCTGGTGTGCAGGATGTCGAGCATCTGCCCGCGCAGGCGGGCGGCCTCGGCCTGGTCGGGCACGGCCCGGTCGATGACCTTGCCGATGAGTGCGCCGATGGCGGGAATGATGGCCTGGATCATGTTGTCTCCTTGTGGGTTACTGGCGGATCATTGGCGCTCGCCGGCCGCCACCACGTCGAACAGGCGGATCAGCCAGCCCTCGCCGTAGCGGTCGAAATTGCGGGTGGAGTGGTAGCGCAGGGCGCGCAAGGCCATGAAGCGCCGCGCGTGCCAGGGCGTGGCATCCCGTGCCAGGCGCAGGGTCACCGGCCCCAGCACCCCATCCTGAACCGTGCCCAGGGCCTGTTGCAGCATCATCCTGGCCGGCGCCACGCCCTGATTCACCGCCGAATCGAACACGTACAGGCTCAATGGCCATGGCAATTCGTCGCAGCGGCAGGCGTCCCAATAGTCCTCGAGGTAGATGGTCTGGGCGTGGGCCAGCGGGAATTCCCGCATGTCGCCCGTGTAACCGTTGGCCCGGGCCACCGCCTCGGTGATGCCGTAGCGCGTTTTGCCGCCCGGGTCGGCCGCGTCATCGCTGTAACCGCCCTCGGTTTTGAGTACGTGGCTGAGCGCCAAATCGAACAGGCCCATCACGCCCACCCCAGCCGGTAGTACCAGTGGCCGTCCACCACGCGGCTGGCCACGGCCACGCCGTTGGCCCGCAGCTCGGCAATGCAGGAGTTCACCGCGCACACGTCGGCCCTGCGGATCAGATCCCGGGTGCTGTGCTCGCCCCCCATGGACAGCACCCGCAGCACGCGGCGCAGTCGGGGTGATCGCAGGCTGGCGGCGCGCATGGAACCCATGTCAGGCCCCCAGGGCCACGCCGATCATGGCAGCGGCAATGATGGCCGCCCGGCGCAGCATGGCGGCGGCAAACACCACGGCATAGCCAGGCCGCACCTCCGCACTGGCCGGGGTGGGAGGAACGTAGGGGGCGGCCAGGGACCAGGGGTGCACCAGGTAGATATCCGGCCGGGCGTAGGGGAACAGCCCACGGTCCACCCAGTAGCCCACCCAGGCTGCGGAGGTGATGAGGGAGAGCTTGTAGAGGGAGACGGGCAGCAGGTGCGGCGCGGTGACGCCGATCAACACCACCAGGGCCAGGCTCACCCAGAGCCACAACCCCATGCGGGCACGAAGGATGCGGGACATAACGCCCTCCAAAAACAGCAACGCCCACATCTTCGTGGGCGCGCGAGGGAGGGTCTTTTAGCCTGGGCTAAAACAGGTGTCAGCAGTCCTTGGCATCACTCCCAGCGATCTTTTTCTTTGGCCTGTTCCACTGTTTGCCACTGCATGTTTTCTGGGGTATCAGGGCCACCTCTTTTCAGCGCTGTGATGTGATCGATTACATAGCCTGGGCATGATCCAGTTGATCGGCCGGTGGCTGGGCAGGGGTTGCGGAGCTGGAATTCTCGTTTGGCCGATTCGCTGCGCTTGATCCGTCCACGCGCATCCCGCTCGATTCCGCCGCCTTGCGTATCGTTTCGGGAACGAAATCTCTGCCTGATCTGGTATGTGTGCCGGACATGAGGCGTTGAGTAGGCAGGAGATCGGGGGGCTGTGTAGGTGGGCGGTGAATCCGTGTGGACGACCCCGGGTCCGTCGCCCCGGCGCAGGCCTGGATAGGTGGCAGCAGAGGTATCTATATCGCGGCCCCAGCCTTGGGCATCCACATAGGGGTTTGTCGGCTCCCCGGTGTTGTAGCCGCCGCTGGACGAGCCGCTATCCGAACCGCCAGTCGGGCCACGTCGGACATAGGCGCGCACATGCGTCCCATCCTTTCGTGTGTAACTGTTGACATGCTGGGTACCGTCGCTGCCTCCACGGGCAAAAGCCATGGAGGCGACGCACAACATGAGCAAGATAGCGACCAGAGTTTTCATTTTCATCTCCCGTTATGTTTGCCTCCCGCCGTGGGGCTTTCGCCCCACACCCTTACGGGGCAACCCGTCAGGCTGCGCCTGGCTGGGCTCGCTCCACGCGCTTCCAGCCGGCCACCACCTGGTAAGCCGCGGCCAGGTCGGTGTCCGATAAGTTCTTGAGCGACTCCACACCGTAACGATCCGCGAGTAGTGCCTCCAGACGGGCCGCCGCGCCCATCTGTTTCACGCTGGTGTGGATGTAGGCGTACTTGCGTTTGCGCCAATCCGGCAGCTTCTTCGGCGCGGATTTCATCGCAGATAGGCGCCCAATCCACTGGCGCAAAAATGTTTCCGCACGGGCGTAATCCTCGGCACGGATCAGGTGATAGCTGGGTGTCTTCACCTTGGCATTCAGTGCCTTCCACACAGCAGCATGGGTCTTGGGATGGCGGCGCAGGGCCTCGGCCTTGACGATGTCATCCACAAGGCCCTTGAGCCTGGCACGCTGGGTTTCGCTGATGTGCTGTGGGCCGGGCTGGACCACGACCTTGATGCGCGGCGCCGCCGGCGCCTGATAGACCAGGTCGCCGTTGAGCACGCCCACGACATGGTTATGTGCGCCGCTTACCTCCTGGCTTACCTCGTTTTTCTGAGCCACTTTTCACCTCTCCGTTATTGATGCCAACCACCTGGTTGGCGGTCCCTGAAACCTTTTGCTTGATCTTCGATTCGGGTGCGCTGCCGCCCAGCAGCACGCGCAGCGCGGCATCGCGCAGATCGCGAGGACTGGCGCGGTAGCGGTCGAGCAGCATCTGCTCCTCTATCGGCAACAGTGCTGGCGCCGTGCGCTCTCCGGTCAGTACGTACAGCACATCACCGCCGGCGCGCAGCAGCGCGGCCAGGTAGAGCGCATCGGGCGAGCGCTCGCCCTTCTCGTAGTTGATCTGTGACTTCTTCGTGACGCCGCATGCCTCGCCGAGTGCCGTCTGGCTCAGTGCCAGGCGCTCGCGTTCCTCTTTGAGGCGTTCGCCAAAGGTCACCGCACGATCCCTTTAAATATTCTTGACAGGACCACAATCGTTCACCTATTCTTCGCCCCACTTGGTGTGTGTTCGCAGTTTTCCAGACGCGGCGAACGCACACCACCACCCGAAACAAGGAGCCGCTGCCATGAAGCTACGCACCCCCGAACAGGCCCGCGCCGAGCTGGAACGCCATGGCGTTTCCATCGCGGCCTGGGCCATGGCCAACAACTTCAATCCCAACCTGGTGCACGAGGTGCTGTCCGGCCGCAAGAAAGGCGTGCGCGGCCAGTCCCACAACATCGCCGTCAAACTCGGCCTCAAGGCCGGCGTGATCTGCGACGATCCGTGCAACGCGCTCGCCGCCTGAGGCCCCCATGCACAACATAACACCCGCCCTGGACCCGTCCATGCTGTTCATGCCCACCCCTGTATTCCAGTGCCAGCTCAATGCCTCGGCCCGTTCCGCAGCGCAGCCGTTGCCCGTGATTGCGCCAGCAGATCGTCGAGCAATAGCCGAGCGGCGATCTGCTCGTTTGGGCTCTCCAGCTGCGGCAACCCTTCCTGCATCAGACGAATAAGCGGCTCGCCCTCCATGACACCAATGCGTTCCAGGTGGGTGAACAAGTTGCCCAGGATGAAGCGGGCTGCGAAGCCTAGCGCCTGCTCTGCGCGCATGTCGTCTTCAAGCGCCATCAAGCGCGCCTGCATTTCATTCGTGTCCGCTGCATCCATGACCGCCTCCGTCTTGTTTTTGCCACGCCCTGCATTCTACGACGCGCAACGGCGTTGCCTAGACGCAAACGCCGGGTTTGTTTGCGCCACCCTCAAAGGAGCCCCCTGCAAATGACCAGACGGAATTGGAAGAAGGCCAACCCGCGCACCTTTGGCGAGGCTATTGAGATGTGCCTGGAGTACGCAGAACAGATGCACCGCCGCAATGCGGACAGAGTAGCTGAACTGGCAAACGAAAAATCCAAATGGACGATCTACGGCTGGGCGCGGGAAGAGAACGTGCCGGGCCGGAAAATCCTGGCCTTCCAGCACGCCTGCGGTTGCGACTTCATCACCCGCTACCTGGCCCACAGCAACGATCAGCTGCTGATCTCCATCCCCACGGGCCGACTGCCCGACGGGGCTGACGTGCAGAAGCTGCAGGCCACCCTCAATGCTGCCGTAGGTTCCCTGCTGGCCTTTGCCACGGGCCGGGATGACGCCGACCAGGTGGGCCACGATCTGAACCTAGCCATGGAATCCTTGGCCTGGCACCGGGAGAACGTGCACCGGGCTGCTCAGCCTGAGCTGGAGCTGACCCATGAGTGACGCTACCCGCGCCCCTGAGGCCAGTCGCACCACCCTGCGCATCCTCAACCTACTGATGCGCCACTTTGCCCACGGCATCACCAACAAGGACATCGCCCAGGCCCTTGGCCTGCAGCCGTCCGCCGTCACCCGCCACGTGCAGGCCCTGGAGGAAGAGGGCTATGCAGAGCGCATCCCGGAGACGGGGCGCATTCGGCCCAGCGTGCGCCACGCCCAGGCCTGCTTCGGCGTGCTGCAGGGGCTGGATACAGCAGTCGGCCGCATGACCGAGCTCAAGACCCGCATCACCACCCCCAACCAATAAGGACAAACCATGGCCCGCAAGCCCCGTGAAACCATTGTTGAACCCGTCGAGGAAACCCAGGTACTGCCCAGCCTCTCCGCGGACCAGACCGCCATTTCCACCAATGTCATGGCCCTGGCCGAGCAGCTGGGATACGACGGCAGCCTGACCGTCGGCGCGCTGGAGGATGAAATCCGCTTCTACCAGCGCCGCAGCGTGGAGGCCCTGCTGGCGGTGGGCACCCGCCTGATCCTGCTGAAGGAGCAGTTGCCACACGGTGAATTCAGGAGCCGCATCGAATTGCTCGGCTTCAGCAAGAGCACAGCGCACCGATTCATGCAGGCAGCCTTGAAGACTGCCAAAAGTGCCAATTTGGGACATTTGGCCAGCCAGGTATCTGCAGCAAGTAAGTTCCTGGAGCTTGTCGTGTTGGACGACGACGACCTGGAGGCCCTCAAGGAAGGGGGCACCGTGGCGGGCCTGACCCTGGACGATGTGGACAAGATGAGTGCCAGCGAGCTGCGCGCCGCCCTGCGCGAGGCCAGGGAAAACGAGCAGGCCATGGGCCGCGTGCTCCAGGAGAAGAACACCAAGCTGGACCAGCTGGCGGCGGAATCCAGCAAGAAGCCCGCCGTCACCGACATGTGGGATACCCACGTGCTGGGCGCCACGGACGAGATCAGCGGCCTAGGCACCGTGGGCGACGAGGTGCTGGGCAAGCACCTGTCCTTCATCGAGGTGTGCGAGGTGCTGGCGGACAAGCTGGACCCGGACGAGGACGGCTACAAGGGCAAGCTGGAACAGGCCCGTGTGCCCATCGCCCGCCTGGGGGAGCAGCTCAAGCGCTGGGGCCACATTGTTGCCCGCCTGCAGTTCGAGTACGACAACCGCCTGTCCATGTACCTGGACAACTCCTACATCCTGCCCCAGGTGGACGGGGAGTAAACCATGGCCATGGCCCCTGATCTGCGCGACTACCTGGCCGAGACGGCCCGGCGCCTGGATGCCGCCGCCCACGGGCAGACCGGGGGCATCGTGGCCGAGGTGTGCGGCCACCTTGGCTGGTCACCAGCCACGCTGTACAGCCGCCTGAAGAAGGATGTGGGCTGGAGCAGCGGCCGCAAGGCGCGTGCCGACAAGGGCACCACCAGCGTGCCCAGCATCAGCCTGGAAAAGCTCTCCGCCGCCCAGCGGGAGAGCCTGCGGGCCAACGGAAAACAACTCCTGTTCACGCCGGATTCACGCCAGATCATGGTGGCCAACCAGGTGGACCTGCCGGTCTCGCCCAGTCAGCTCAACCGGCTCATGCGCGCCCGCAAGCTCAATGTGGGGGCCCAGCGCCTAGTCAACCCGGTGCAGACGCTGCGCAGCCTGCACCCCAACCACGTGCACCAGGTGGACCCCTCCCTGTGCGTGCTGTACTACATTAAGGGCCGCCAGGCCATGATGGAGGCGGACCAGTTTTACAAGAACAAGTGGGAGAACTACGCCAAGGTCGTGCTCAAAGTATGGCGCTATGTGTTGTGGGACCACGCCAGCAGTATGGTCGTGTTCCGCTACTACGAGGCCCGTGGCGAGAACCCCGCCACCCTGTACGAATTCCTGATGTGGGCCTGGGGAAAGCAGTCAGACCGCGAATTCCATGGGGTGGCGGACCCCTATCTGCTGTGGGACAAGGGCAGCGCCAACACCAGCGCCACCATTCAGAATCTGTGCGACGCTCTGGAGGTGCAAACCCTCACCCACAAGGCAGGCGCCGCCTGGGTGAAGGGGGGCGTTGAGGGGGCCAACAACCTCATCGAGATCAAGTTCGAGAGCCGCCTGAAGCTGGAGCCCGTGCACACCGTTGAGGAGCTGAACGCGGCCGCCCTGGCCTGGCAGAACGCCTTCAACGCGGACCTGATCCCCGGCCAGGACAACCGCCTGGTGCGCAACAACATCAACCTGGGGGCCCGATACGACCTGTGGCGCTTGATCACCGCCGAGCAGCTGCGCACCCTGCCTGACAACGCCGTGGACGCCTGCCGGCCCCTGCTGGAAGGCCGGGAGGAGACCCGCAAGGTCTCCCCCAAGCTGGCCATCAGCTACCGCCACCCGCGGGCGGATCACGCCATGGTCTACCACCTGGCGGGCCTGGACGGCATCTGCGTGGGGGACGAGGTACGGGTGCGGCCCCTGCTGTTCGGAGAGTGCGCCATCCACATCCGCGCCGCCCGCTACGACGGCGAGGACCTGGTGTACCGGGTGGAGCCACAAACCAACTACGACCGATTCGGCCGCGTGGCTGACGCCCCGGTGATCGGCCAGGAATACAAGGCCCTGCCGGACACCGCAATCGAGCAGGCCGCCAAGCGCATGGACGCGCTGGCCTACCCGGGCCAGGACGCGGACAAGGCACGCGCCAAGCAGGAAGCCCCCTTCGGCGGCCAGCTCAACGCCCACAGCCATCTGGCGGACATCTACCTGCCCACCGCCATGCCGCGCCGGGGCAGCGAGATCAACGTGCCCATGCGCGCCCAGGTGGAGATCAAGCCCATGACCCACGTGCAGGCTGCCGCCCTGCTGCAGCCCATGGTGCCGGGCTGGGCGGAAGACCCCAGGGCCTACATGGGACGCCTGAAGGCGGGCTGGCCGGACGGGGTGATGGAACAGGACTTGGAGACGGTTGCCGCCGTGTTGCGGCAGCCGGAGGAATCAACTCAGCAGCGGCCCGCGTTGGCGCTGGTGGGTTGAAGGTGCCGGCCGCCGGGGTGGAGCCCGGCGGCGGCGAGTTGGCCAGAGGTGTGAACCAAAGGCCGCACAGAAGCATGGAGAGTGTAATGAAGCGCATCACATCTTGGAAGCTCGCACGGGGAGGCCCCCATGCGCATTGACCCCACCGCCAAGCCCATCAAGCTGGGCAGGGTGCTGGTGACGCATGGCATTGCCCAGGGTGACCTGGCAGCCCGTATCCGCCAGACCCACGGCAAGCCCATGAGCCGGGTGGCCATAAACCAGCTCATCAGGCACAACGCCTGGCCTGCGGCCACCCCGCGCGATGTCATCGAGCGGGCTGCCCGTGGCCTGCTGGAGGAATACGACGTGCCGGAGGAGGAGATCGAGACCATCTGGGACGACGACGACACCCCCTCCCGCAACGCCCAGCCACGCTACCGCCGCCCCGCCAACACCGAAGAGAACGAACAACCGGAGATCCACGAGATGCTGTCCGAGTCCGCCCGCAGGCACTTCATGCTGTTCAAAGACCCCTTCCAGGATGATGTGCAGTCCGCCGACGACGTGTATCTATCGGCGGACCAGCGCTACATCCGGGAGGCCATGTTCGCCACGGCCAAGCACGGAGGTTTCGTTGCCGTGGTAGGCGAATCCGGCGCCGGCAAGACGGTGCTGCGCAAGGACCTCATCGAGCGCATCAACCGGGAAGGCCAGGCCATCATCCTGATCCAGCCCCAGGTCATCGACAAGACCCGCCTCAACGCCGGCATGATCTTCGAGGCCATCATCGACGACCTGGCGCCGGGCACGCCGGTGCGGCGCAGCCAGGAGGCCAAGGCCCGCCAGGCCCAGAAGATGCTCACCGAGAGCAGCCGGGCCGGCAACAGCCACGTGCTGGTGATCGAGGAGGCCCACGACCTCAACATCCAGACCCTCAAGGTCCTGAAGCGGTTCTGGGAGCTGGAGGATGGCTTCAGGCGGCTATTGGCCATCATCCTCATCGGCCAGCCCGAGCTGAAGACTCGCCTGGATGAGCGCCACAACTACGACGCCCGCGAGGTGATCCGACGCTGCGAGGTGGCGGAGCTGATGCCCCTGGACCGCCACCTGGAGGAGTACCTGGGCAAGAAGTTCGGCCGGGTTGGTGCCGATCTGGCCAAGATCGTCACGCCGGACGCCATGGACGCCATGCGCGCCGTGAAGGGGCCCCAGATGCGGGCTGGTGGCGTGGTGGCCAAGCCCAGCCAGCTGTATCCCCTGGTGGTGAACAACCTGGTGATCCGCGCCATGAACAAGGCCGCCGAGATCGGCGAAGACCTGGTCACCGGCGACGTGGTTAAAGCGCTCTGAGGAGATGGCCATGAACACATCCAATACCCCGATGGCCGATGCGGCCATCGATTTTCTACTGAACAGCGCGCCGGGTGGAGGCATGGAGGTGATGGAACTCTCCGCCCGCGTACCTGAGGCTCAGAAGGATATTTCCCACCACCCCGCAGCGGTCAACAACCAGGTGGACCGCCGCGTACAGAACACGGACCTGCGCTTGCTGATCCTGGCCGGCGACCTCATGGCCCTGAAGCTCTCTCTGTTCGACACCAGCGCGGACGGTGAATTCGGCCAGGAGTTGAAGACGCTGATGGAGGCCTGGGAAATTTCCAAACGCGGCATTCGGCAAGATCGCGCAGCCGCCCAGGCCGGCCGCTGGACCACCACACCGGGGGCGCAATCATGAGCGAGGCCAGCACCACCAACATCCCGGCCTTCCTGCTGCGCCACGAGCCCGAGCCCCGCTTCCTGGTGACGGATGACCTTTCCCTGGTCATTACCGCCGGCGGCCAGGCCATCACCCTCATCCCCCAGGACCTGCGCAAGCTGCGCACCTTCCTGGCCCGCTTTGAGACGGAGTCCGAATCATGCTGATGCCCCCCGCACAGGCCGCTTTCATGGCCAAACTGCCCCGTGCCGAGCGCGAGACCGGCAACACCCTGATCCTGGGCAATCTGGACCTATGCCAGGCCGCCATCCAGCAGCTGGGCCGCGAGGGCCACATGGTGGTGGGCGTCAAGATCTCCGGCGGCCGCGTCACCATCACCATTGCCGCCAGCGCCAAGCTGGCCTTCATGGCCGCCCAGGGCCGCGCCGTGTACTACATGCGCGGCGTGGACGAAACCGGCCAGCGCTATCGCAAGGGCGTGCTGCCGGACTACCGGCACGTGCATGTGGTCTGGACCGAGCGGGGGAACTGACATGGATCTGTCCCACATCCAACCCCAGGCCCCCCTCACCCAGCAGGAGGCCGCCATGGCCAGCGCCGTGGCCACCATCATGGCCATGCTGCCCAGCAATATGGGGCTGACCTTCTATCGCGATGATGATGAGCCCACCGTGATGGAGGTGGAATACCCGGACGGCCACGTGGAGGTCGCCCGCGCCACGGACCGGCCGGCCACCAGCATCCTGGAGCGGGCCTGCCCGGCGCCCGCTACCCTGGCCTGCTGGCGCCAGGTGGACCTGGAGCCACCGGAAGAGCGCATCGATGTGCTGCTCTGGCAGGTGCTGGCCGGGTTCACCCCGGAGGAGGGCAACACCCTCATTCGCATCGGCTACCGCAACAAGACTTGCCAGTACATCGACAGCTACGCCACCAGCATCGATGGCGGAGACGAGGTGCTGGACGGCGTGACCCACTGGAGCCCCCTTCCCGGCGGCCCGTTTTGTGGAGGGCAGGCGTGATGGGCACCATAGCCAACGCACAAGCCGCCATGGGCTACCTCAAGGCAAACCAGCGCCCCGCCTGCAACAACTGCGTCCACAGCGAGGAACGGGTCTGCGTGGCCCCCACCTGGTGGTGCACCAAGGGCGGGTTCCTCACCACGGCCCTGGCCGTGTGCGAACGGCATGAACCGTGCGGAAAGGTGGCGGCGTGAAACTACAGGCCAAATACAACGGCGCATGGCGCAATGTGGCCATGCCGTCAGCGACGGCGGACATGTCCCTGCCCAAGGACGAGTGCCTCAAGCGGCTGGCCGCTCGGCTATGCACTGGGGTCAATGGCATGCGCATCACCGATGGCCAAGAGGTTGATGGCCGCACCCGCGTGCTCTGGTTGTGGAGCCCTGAATCCGGCTGGCACCGACCCCACTGGTATAGGGCTGCGCCATGAGCGGCCTGCCGGAAGGTACCTGCCCTGCCTGCCTGTTCAGCGGCGGCCTGGAAGCGTTCCTGGGCATGGACGACGCCCGGGGCGTGGTCGGCATCATGGCCGCGTGTCCCGGCGCCCCCAGTGTACGCAAGGCCCTGCTGCGCTACGTGGCCATGTTCGCACCGGCCAGCCAGCGCCTGCGCTGGGGCCGAGTCGAGAAGTTGCTGGGGGAGATGGTTGCCATGATGGAAGCCGCCCGCATCGAGCGCAATGGCCGTGTCTGGCCTGCCCCCCTGGAGTACTGGGAGGCGGGGCTGGACGCGGTGCTGGCCAATACCACGCTGCGCCGGCCGCTCAAGTCCCACGGCTATCTGTTGGAGGTGATCGCCGGCATGGCCGACAAGGCCGACGCGGCAGAAGAGCGGGGCCGCCACCAGCGGGGCAGCGGCTCCACCCCCGTTGGCATCAGCGCCGCTCACAAGCAGTTCGACTCCGCCCCGGAGCAAAAAACCACCCACAACCGCCAGGCCGCAGCCACTGCCATGCGCCAGGCAAAAGACATCTTGAAAGGAAGCAAGCAATGAGCACCATTACCCTCGCAGATATCCGCACCGCCGCAGAGCGCCTGGCCACCGCCTACCGGGAAATGACCATCCGGGCAAAAGCCCAGGAAGAGGACATCGCCCACCTGGTGGCGCCGGTGGCGGAACGCCACCGCCCGGGCCTGGAAGCCGCCGCCGAGGAGCGCGCCCGCGCCCACGAGGCCCTCATGGCCATGATCGAGGTGGCTCCCCACCTGTTCCAGGGCAAGAAGCGCAGCCTCAGCGTGGACGGCGTCCGCGCCGGGTACCGCAAGGCCGAGGACAGCATCGACTGGAACGATGATATCCAGGTGATCGCCCGCATTCGCAGCCTGATCCCCGACCAGGAGGCCATCCTGGTGCGCATCCAGGAAAGCCTGGTGGTGGATGCCCTGGCCCAGTTGGACGCCAGTACCCAGCGCAAGATCGGCGTCTTCCGGATCCCCGGCATCGACCAGCCCTTTGTAACCGTGGGCGAATCCGACGTGGACAAGCTGGTCAAGACCATCCTCGCCAGCATCGCCAGCCGCGTGGGCGAGGAAGACCAGCCCAAGGGCAGGAAGGGCAAGGCCAAGGTGAAGGAGGCTGCGTGATGCACCGTCTCACGCCTGAGTTGTGGGGCCTCGCGCGGCTTTATGCGCGAGGTCCCGCACGAACGACGGGTTAGCCGGCTGCCCGCTACGAAGCCCGGCACAACAGGAGATTGACCATGCACTACAGAAACGGCCGCGAGGCCAAGAACGGCGACAAGATTGTGAAGCTCGAAGGCGGCAAGGTGGTTGCCTTCGGTGTGCTGCACAGCGCGACGCCCGGCAATGACTACTGCAACGGCAACATCGCAGTGGTGCAGCAAGCGAACGACTACGCCTGCATGTGCGACTGCCTGCACGTCGATGACGTGGCCGAAGTGCTGGCGGCGCAGGGCCTCGACAAGCGGCCCGAAGGCAAGTAATTCGGAGGCCGGCATGACGACGCGAGAACTCATGCCGGCTAACAGAGATTCATAGGCCTGCCGGCAAATATCACCATGAACCTTACCAAGACCATTGAGGTCGCCCGCAATGTCATGCGCTTCAAGCACATGAGCTATCGCACAGAGCAGGCCTACATTCACTGGATGAAGCGCTACGCCTATTGGTGCATGGAGCATGCCGGCGGCAGCCACGAGGACAAGGTCCGCGCCTTCTTGACACACCTGGCGCGCGAGCGAGAAGTCTCTGCGTCAACCCAGAATCAGGCTCTCAACGCCGTGGTGTTCCTCTACAAGCACATCTTGCAGCAGGAAGTGGGCGATTTCTCCGGGTTCCACCCGGCGCGCCAGCCGCGTCGCCTGCCGGTGGTGCTATCTCGTACTGAGGTGGACGCGCTGCTAGGCCACTTGCGCGGGATGCACTGGCTGATCGTGGCGCTGCTCTATGGCGCCGGACTGCGTCTCACCGAGTGCCTATCGCTCCGGGTCAAGGATGTCGATTTCGGTCGGAACATCATCACCGTGCGCGAGGGCAAGGGCGACAAGGACAGGTCGGTCATGCTGCCGGCTGTCGTGGCAGAGCCGCTGCGACATCACATCGAGGATGTCCGGCGCATCCACGCCAGCGATCTGGCGGCAGGGCTCGGCGAGGCCTACATGCCGCATGCCCTGGCGCGCAAGTTTCCGGGTGCAGTGAAATCGTTT